TTAATCTCAAAAACCAACTATAATGGCAAAAGCTAATGTAGTGGAGAAGAAAATCCGTATGAGTAGGAGAGACATAGTTAAATATCAACTTGTCTCTCACTGCTTTACTAATTCAATTCCCCACAGTGACGCAGAATTGGATTGCCTTACATTATTGGGAGTATATGGTGAATGTGATCTTGCTGAGTTTTGTAACCTTACTGTAGATGAGAATATTTTTAAAGTATCTCAAACAGTAAGAAACTTTCTAACTAAAGCTGAAAAGCTCCAGTTAATTGAGAAAGAAGGTAAATCAAGAAAGAAGATAAAGCTTAATGATGGCCTTAAAATTCAGACAAAAGGAACAATAGTTTTAGATTACAAAATATTCTACATTGAATCCCAAGAGCTATAAGGAATTTATCCCAATCACAGCTGATGAACTTGATATAAAGAAATCAGTTGTAGAAGATTGTATTGACTTTTTCTACTCCCATGTAAGAAAGAGTTTAGTGGACATGAAACACAAGAATGTGCATGTCCATAACTTTGGTACATTTAAAGCTAAAAAGAATGAGCTTGATAGACTTTACAAGAAGTATCAAAATCATCTTAACATACTAGAGAACCCGGAAACTTTTTCTCAAATGAAAATCAAGAAAGATGTAGAGGAAAAGTTTCAAAAGGTTGCTAGCTTGTATAAGATAATCAATGATGAATCAACGCGTAAAACACAAATCAAAAGATCAAAGTATGAGTTCAAAGCTAATGACAATTTGGAAAAACCGGAAAGAGATCCTGGAGGGAATTAAGAATTCCGTTATCAGAGATGAATTTGTAGAAGATGTTGCCTCGCATAGATCTGAAATATGCAGCACCTGTGAACATCAGGATGTAAAAGGCAAAAAGTGTATGGCTCCGGGTACACACCCCTGTTGTGGTTTATGTGGTTGTTCCTTGAAATTTAAGACAAGGTCATTGTCATCAGGTTGTCCTGATGATAGATGGTTTGCGTTATTAACTGAAGAGCAAGAAGATGAATTGGACGGAATTGCTTGAATCATATGATCTAGGTTTTCTAGGCAGTACTGATGGAATTGAACCTCAGACCGATAGACAAATAACTTTGCATGTTGGAATGAAAGGTCTAGATGCAATCAATTATGCTTTTAAAATTAGAAATACACTAGACTGTGCAGAGTGGTTGCTTGATGTAAAAGCAATTACAGAAGAACAATTAGAAACCATTGAAAAGATGTGCTCCTCAGAAGATAAAGAAAATGCTGAATTAGCCATAACCATAATAGAACAGAAAAAACATGAGTATAATCTTCAACGCGGAAGATCACAGCTATAAAAGCATTGACACCGCAGATAAATTAAAATGGATTAGTGTAACTACCTTAATTGGGTTATTCAAATTACCATTTGACAAAGAAGGCCAGGCTCTTAAATCATCTAAGAATAAAAACTCTAGATGGTACGGTCTCTCAAAAGAAGAGATTATAGAGAAGTGGGATAAAGCAAATAAGGTTGCAGTTAATCTTGGAAGTTGGTATCATAACCAACGTGAAGAAGATCTTATTATTTGTGATACTATTCAAAGATCTGGTAGAGATTTGAGTATCATTGCTCCTATACTAGATGGTGATAAGAAGCTTGCACCAAGCCAATCTCTCTCAGAGGGAATATACCCTGAGCATATGATGTTCTTAAGATCCGCAGGTATATGCGGACAAGCTGATAGAGTAGAGGTCATTGCTGACATAATAGATTTATATGACTACAAAACCAATAAAGAAATAAAGACGGCAGGCTTTAAAAGCTGGAATGGAGTTGTAAGTAAAATGAAGCATGTGTGTTCTCATTTAGATGACTGTAATTACAACCATTATGCATTACAACTCTCAATTTATATGTATATTATGTTAAAGCATAATCCTAATTTAAAACCAGGTAAGATTGTACTTGAACATGTAAAGTTTGATGTAGAAGGACAGGATGAGTTTGGGAATCCTGTTTATAAATTTGATCCCAACGGAGACCCTGTGGTGCTTGAAGTAATTCAATATGACTTACCTTATCTTAAAAAGGAAGTTCAGAACATGATCAAGTACATACAAGAGAATCCGGAAATTTTAAATGAACTAAAGAAATGACAATAAAACTATTTGATGTAGAAGATGGAGTTGTGAGACCATCTGAACATTGTTACAACATAAGTTGGTTAAAGATTATAATGAGTGAATTCCCTGAACCGGATGTTTATTCTAAGGTGTATGCCTATATTTTTTATATGACTTGTCCTAATCCGGAAATGAATCCGTACTTTAACATCGCGGACCATGAAAGAGAAGAACTTATCTTACTTGATTTAGAAGTTGATTTTAGCATGGATAATGCTCATGTGACACTTGCTATCAAGAATGCTGAGAAAATGTATGAGACACCAACACTAAGAGCATACAAAGGTATCTCAAAGATGTTGGACAATCTATCAGACTATATGGGTAATACAACCATTGAACATGGTAGAGATGGTAACATATCAGCTCTAGTACAGGCAGCTAAGAACTTTCAAGCAATTCGTGAATCATTTAAAGGAGTTCAGAAAGATCTTGAAGAAGAGCAAACAAAAAGTAGAGCAAGAGGTGGTACGGACTTAGCATATGACCAATAATGTTTACAGAAGAAAATGATATAGAAGTCATTCCTGTATGGAATGAAGGAGTATGGGAGGAGAAATCATTCAATACCCGGGAAGAGTTTATTGACTTTTTGTTACCTTTATTTAAAGAACCTGGTCAGTATGAGTTTGATGAAACCTCTTTTATTTTTAATGAGCAAGCCCGACTCTTCAAAAAGAATGGCGAGGTATACTGCATGCATCCATTTAAAAGTAAAGACTTCAGAAAATACTGGGATGATCAAAAAAACAAATGCCGGATAGGATGTATTTTTATAAACAACGGTAAGACATGGTATTTACCACGTGATTACTACATGTGGTTAAACTTTCTTCCAATCTATGATAAGCAGAAAAAAAGATTTGATTTCCCGGATGTACGCGATGGCCAATATCATATGGCTTTATATGAAATACTAGCTGAATTGCATTATAAACATTCTAGTTTACTTAAGAAACGTCAAATGGCTTCTTCTTATTACCATATGGGTAAGTTCATCAATCAGATTTGGTTTGAACCAGGAGTTATCTTAAAGCTTGGAGCATCCCTTAAAGATTACATTAGTCTAGAAGGATCATGGAAATTCTTGGATGAGTATAAAGCATTCTTAAATTCTAAGACCGCGTGGTACCGTCCTATGAATCCAGGTAAAGTTTTGACTTGGCAACAAAAGATTGAAGTAGTTGACAATGGTCGTAAAATGGAAAAGGGTCTCAAAGGCATGTTACAAGGTATGTCTTTTGAGCAATCAGACACAAAAGGTGTAGGGGGTCCGTGTACTTACTTCTTTTATGAGGAAGCGGGCATTGCTCCAAAGATGGATATTACATTTGAGTACATCCGCCCGGCCATGCAGTCAGGTCAAATTACAACAGGAATGTTTATTGCTGCGGGATCCGTAGGAGATTTATCACAATGTAATCCACTTAAAGATTTTACTTTACATCCTGATGCTAATGGTATTTATGCTGTAGAGCATAACCTAATGGATGAGAACTGGGCCTTTGGAAGAACAGGACTCTTTATACCAGAGCAATGGATGATGCCACCATGTATAGATAAGTATGGTAATTCAGAAGTAGAAAAAGCATTGGAGATGATCTATGAGATCCGCACTGAATGGGAAAAGAATCTTACTCCAGAAAAATATAAGCTGCGTATATCACAGCATCCAATCAATATCAAAGAAGCATTTGATTTCCGTGAAGACTCCAAGTTTCCACTTGTGCTTGTAGGAGCTCAGAAAAAAAGAATTGAAGACAAAGAATATCCAGTAGAATATGTTGATCTAAAGAGAGATGTCAATGGAAAAGTCTTTGCTGAAAAGTCAAGAAAAATACCCATAACGGAATTCCCTGTAGATAAAAAGAGACTAGATAAGTCAGGCGTAGTTGTCATTTATGAAAGACCAGATCCTTCAGCACGTTGGGCAACCTATATTGGATCAGTCGATCCGGTCAGTGAAGGTAAGACAACAACATCAGAATCTCTATGTTCTATTTACATTTACAAAAATGCAGTAGAGGTTACTAAAGTACATGAGGATGGTAGAATAGAAAACTATCTAGAAGAAGAAGGTGTGGTAGCTTCCTGGTGTGGACGTTTTGATGATATCAATGAAACACATGAAAGATTAGAAATGCTTATTGAGTTCTACAATGCCTGGACACTGGTAGAGAATAACATCTCACTATTTATCCGCCACATGATTGAAAAGAATAAACAAAAGTATCTAATACCAAAGAATCAAATTGTATTCCTTAAAGAAGCTGGGTCTAACAAAACTGTATACTCAGATTACGGTTGGAAGAATACAGGAACACTATTTAAAAATCACTTACTAAGTTATTTGATTGAATGGTTAAAAGAGGTCATTGATCACGGTACTGAAGAAGATGGAACAATAATAAATAAAAAGTTTGGTATCCAAAGACTACCTGATTACATGGCTTTAATAGAAATGCAAAACTATCAAGCTGGTGTCAACGTGGATAGATTAGTAGCTCTTGCTGCTTTAATTGGATTTGTAAAGGTACAGCAAGCTAATGTTGGATACTCTAAACGAGTAGATAAAGCCTCCAATAACTTGGAAAAGTCAGAAAATTTGTATAAATTAAAGAATAGCCCTTTTAGACATATAGGAAATAATACACCCCATAAAGATCAAAAAAGGTTTACTAAAAACCCATTTAGAAATATAAGATAATGGAAATATATAACGGAATGCAGCTTAAGAGTGGTAAGAAGGCGGAATACAATCGTCTTGCTAGCATCACTCAACCTCTTCAGTTTTTGCCTGAAAAAGAAAAGAATACTGAATGGGCAGCATGGAACTTAGACTGGTTAGAATGGAATGGACTTAAACAGATACGTAGAAATGCGCGTAGGTTAATGAAAAACTATAAACTTGCTGAAGGTCTGATTGACAGAACAGATTACGTTGTTGAAGCTGATAATGAGTACCGAGATATTGTGGAAACATTAGCAGCTGGAGATGCCGCAGCATTAGAACTTAAGTTTTACCCAATTGTTCCAAATGTAGTTAAAGTACTTACAGCAGAGTTTGCCAAAAGAAATAAGAGAGTAACCTTCCGCGCTGTAGATGAATACACATACAATGAGATTCTAACTAGTAAGCTTGCGGATATAGAAGATGTTCTTGTAAAACAAGCAGAACAAAAGCTTATCTCAAAAATGATTGAGATGGGTGCTGACCCTAACAGTGAAGAGTTTCAACAACAAACAAGTCCTGAAAGCGTTAAATCCCTACCAGAAATACAAGATTTTTACAATAAGAGTTATAGTACCTTGTGTGAGCAGTGGGCTTCTAAACAGCATATCATTGATGAAGAAAGATTCAAAATGGATGAGCTTGAAGAACGGGCCTTTAAAGAAATGCTTATTACAGACCGTGAGTTCTGGCATTTCCAAATGCTTGAAGATGACTACAACATTGAATTATGGAATCCAGTTCTTACCTTCTACCACAAATCTCCAGATGTAAGATACATATCTCAGGGTAACTGGGTTGGTAAAATTGAGATGATGTCCGTTGCGGATGTAATTGACAAGTATGGTTGGGTGATGAGTCAAGACCAATTAGAATCTCTTGAAGCCATTTATCCTGTAAGATCTGCCGGTTATCCTATACAAGGATACCAAAATGATGGTTCATATTATGATGCTACTAAGTCTCATGATTGGAATACAAATAGACCATCATTAGAATACCGTCAATTCACATCAATGTATACTAACTTCATTTATAATGGAGGAGATATTATCAACTGGATCCTTGGTGAATCAGAAGATTACTTTGATATGGGTAGTGCACACTTATTACGTGTAACAACTTGTTATTGGAAATCTCAGCGTAAGTTAGGACATCTTACAAAAATTAGTGAAAACGGTGAAGTAATAAATGAGATCATTGATGAGACTTATGCAATTACAGACAAACCTCTTTATAATACCACGTTTATGAGAAACAAATCCAAAGATAACTTAGTCTTTGGTGAGCACATTGACTGGATTTGGATTAATCAAGTTTGGGGTGGTGTTAAAATTGGACCAAACATGCCATCATTTTGGGGTATGAATAACCCTGGCGGTATTAATCCAATCTATATGGGGATCATGCAGAACCATATTAGACCAATGAAATTCCAATTCAAAGGTGATAATACCATGTATGGTTGTAAGCTTCCTGTAGAAGGAAGAGTATTTACTGACCGTAACACGCGCTCTGTTTCTCTAGTTGATTTAATGAAACCGTTTCAGGTAGCATACAATCTTGTAAATAATCAAATTGCTGACATTCTTGTAGATGAAATAGGTACGGTGATTATGTTAGATCAGAATACTTTACCACAACACTCATTAGGAGAAGACTGGGGTAAAGGAAACTTAGCTAAAGCATACGTGGCCATGAAAAACTTTGGTATGCTTCCATTAGATACTTCAATAGCTAATACGGAGAATGCCCTTAATTTTAACCATTTCCAGGTATTAAATCTTGAGCAAACACAACGTATGCTTTCCCGTATCCAGTTAGCCAACTTCTTTAAGCAACAAGCATATGAAGTAATTGGTGTAAACCCACAAAGAATGGGTATGCAAATTGGACAAACTGATACAGCTACAGGAATAGAACAAGCAGTAGCCGGGTCATACGCACAAACAGAAATGTACTTTGTACAGCACTCTGATCACTTAATGCCTCGCGTGCATCAAATGCGTACTGACTTAGCTCAATATTATGCTTCTACAAAACCTTCAATCCGTATGCAAGTTTCTACTACACCAGAGGAACGCGTAAACTTTGAGATAAACGGTACAGATCTTCTTATGAGAGATGTGCATGTATATTGTAATACCAAGGCTAATCATAGATCAATCATAGAACAGATGAAACAACTTGCTGTAAGTAATAATACAGCTGGTGCATCTATATATGATCTTGGTAACATAATCCAATCAGACTCTATGGGTACATTGAATAATGTTCTTAAGTCAATTGAGATTAAACAAAAACAAGAAGGTGAAGCTAAAATGGCTCATGATGAGAAGATGAAGCAAATGGATCTTGAAGCTTCACAACAAGAAAAACAAATGGAAAGAGACTTCAAGGCTCAAGAAGCTGAGAAAGACCGTAGAAAAGATATGCTTGTTGCAGAAATCAAATCTGCAGGGTACGGAGCTATGCAAGATATGAATCAAAATGCTCAATCAGATTACATTGACGCTCTTGATTCAATCCAAAAAACTGAACAGTACAAGGATACCATGAGTCTTCAAAGAGAAAAAGAAATAAACCGTTCTTCACAGTTCCAACAAAAAGCTTCAATTGAAAGAGAAAAGCTTCAAGTACAAAAAGAAATTGCTGATAGACAACTTCAAGTAGCTCAAGAGAACAAAAATAGGTTTGATATCAAAGTAGAAAAACCTAAAAATGAAAAGAAAAAATAAGTATAGCCATATAATGGCAAAATTTTAGAACACACTAGTCAGATGATCAAATTTAAAATGTTTAAATACAGTATTTTTGACTATATTATTATTAGATAATCACAAAAAACCAACAACATGAGTGATACAACACAAGTAAACACATCCGTTCAGGAAGTAGAATTCGACAACCTGGATGAGTTATTAGGAGTAGGGAGTGAAAGTATAATGATTCCAACGGGAGACAATACTGATTCACAGAAGAAACCAAATGTTTTTTCAGACACAACCCCTGACACAACGTTCCTTGACAAGCCTGACGCAGGCAAAGTAGATTCAACACCTGCGGGTGCACCAGCAACACCTGCTGCAAAAGAAGAAATAACACTTGAAGATTTAAGTGAATTACTTGATCAAGCAGGTGAAGAAAACACAAAGAATCTAGGCGGAAGACCATCATTGACTAAAGATGTCATGATTGAAACAGCTAATAAACTTATAGAAAAAGGTTTACTGTTTCCATTTGATGATGGTAAAAAACTAGATGATTATTCTCAAGCAGATTGGGAAGAGTTACTTGAAGCTAATATCCGTGAGAAAGAAGAAACTGTGAAGGAAGAAGTGCCTCAACAGTTTTATAACAGCTTACCTTACGAGTTACAAAAAGCTTATGAGTATGTAGCAAATGGTGGTACTGATATTAAGAACATGTTCAAAGCTTTGGCATCAAGTCAAGAAGTATTTGAATTAGATCCTAATACAGAAGATGGGCAAGAACAGATTGTTAGAACCTATCTTCAAACAACACAGTATGGTACTGCTGAAGAAATTGAAGAAGAAATTGAATCTTTACGTGATAGAGATGAATTAAAAGTTAAAGCTGATAGATTCAAACCACGTTTGGATGATATGCAAGACAAAATTCTTCAACAAAAAATTGCAACTCAAGCAGCAGCAAAACAAAAGCAAGAAGAACAAAGCCGAATGTACCAAGAAAGCGTTTATCAAACATTGGCCCCTGGGGATTTGAATGGACTTAAGTTAGATGGAAGAACACAGAACATGTTGTTTTCAGGTTTAGTTCAACCAAACTATCCATCAATCTCTGGTAAACCAACAACAATGCTTGGGCATTTACTTGAAAAGTACCAATGGGTAGAACCAAATCATGAGTTAATCGCTGAGACACTTTGGTTACTTGCAGACCCGGACGGTTATAAAGCACAGGTTAGATCTAAAGCTTCTAATGAAGCTGTAGAAAAAACAGTAAGAATGTTAAAGACAGAGCAATCAAGCAGAAATGCTTCAACTGTACAAGAAGAACGTGAGCAGCCATCAAGAGATCAAGCTCAAGGAAGAAAAATTACAAGACCGGCAAAAGGCTTCTTTGGAAGATAAACATAAATTAATTAATCAAACAAACAAATAACAAATGGCAACTCCAGTTTTAAACAATGGTATATTCCTACGTGATACGCAATACAATGCGTCTTCTCACGTAGATTCATACCACTTAGCAAACATGCTGAAGGATGCAGAACCTATGGATATGGGTCCTGTAGACATTTGGGCTATGACTCAAAAAGTTGAAATGCCCCTTTACCAAATGTCATCCTTTGGTGGTAAAAACGTAATCATGGTGGATAACATCCGCGGTGAGTACAAATGGCAAACTCCTATTTCACAGGATTTACCTTACATTATTGAAGACATTGAGCCTTCAAATGTGGTTAAAGGAATTGACGGAACTAGCTTCAAATTGAAGTTAAACAAGCGTGAGTTCGGTCATGGTGATATCATCACTTATGACAAGTACAACGGAGCGGAGATGATTGTTTCTGCAGAAGATGATATTCTTCCTATCGGAGATGGTTTCATCTATACAGTTTCATTGGTAAACAATGACAACTACCGTTTCTTGGATAACCGCTATTTGGCTAACGGTACTAAGGTATTCCGTAAGTCATCAGCACGTGGAGAATACGGTGAGCGTTTCTCTGATATCCAAACTAAGTCTGGATTCCGTGAGTTCTACAACTTCGTAGGTGGAGCTGAAGCACACGTACACTACTCTATCTCTTCTCGTGCAGACATGCAGATTAAAGGTGGAATGAACGCAGATGGTACAGTTCCTGTAACTGAGATCTGGAGAAACTTTGACAAGCAAATGGATCCATCAATTTCTAAAATTGAGGATATGGTTGCAACAATGGGTAAAGATTATGTTAAGCGCGCAATTGGCAATGGTGATTTGAGCCGTACATTCTTGACTTCATTAGAAGCAGCTCACTTGACTAAAATTGCAACGGATATTGAGACTTACCTTATGTGGGGTCACGGTGGACGTGTTAAGCAAGATGGTCCAGATGATATCCGTTTATCAGTTGGTCTTTGGAAACAATTGGATAGCTCATTCAAAAGAGTTTATAACAAATCAAGTTTCAATCTTGAGTTGTTCCGCTCTGAGCTTTATAACTTCTACGCTGGTCGTGTGGAGTTCCAAGGTCCAGATCCAAAACGTCAATTGATTGTACAAACAGGAATGGGTGGTATGCGATTGGTTAATGAGGCTATTAAACGTGAAGCTGTTGCATCAGGTTTAAATATCCTTGCTGCGGATATCGGAGCAATCACAAACAAAGGTATGGATCTAGGATTTGGATTTGCATACACTAGTTATGTGATTCCTTTCTTGGCTAACGTGAAGTTTGTATTGAACCCAGCGTTTGACAACATCCACACAAATGATATTGAAAACCCAATCATTGATGGTAACCCATTATCTTCTTACTCATTCATTATCTTTGATATCACTGATAATACAAATGACAACATCTTCTTGTTGAAATTACAATGGGATAACCAGTTGAAATGGTGGTATCAAAATGGTACAATGGACTACATGGGACGTAATCAAGGATTCCAGTCTTCAGGACAGTTCAACGGATACCGTGTATACATGTCACAAACAATGCCGGCTATTTGGGTTAAAGATCCAACTAAAGTCTTGAAAATAGTTATGAGAAACCCAATCACTGGTGGATCATTCTAATTCATAAAAACAATAAGGGGGAGAGTAAGTGCTCTCTCCCTTTTTATTTAATAACAAAAACCAACAAAAAATGAGCTTAACAATTGTATCCAATGGCCCTACGTTAGGAGGTCCCATTACAGTAAGACCAATGGTCAGTGTTGATAATGACAACATGGGTCTACAAAATTATAATCTTGCACTTTTCCCAGGAGCGTTTCATGAAGAACAACTGGCATGCTTGGAGAAAAACGGGGTTAAAAGATATATCACAGGTCTTAATGAATTTGCTCCTGAAGTAAAGAACATTAAAGATCCTCAACAAAAAGCAGCTGTTATAAAAGATATCCGTGAGACAGTATCGGAACTTGAAAGAGAGCTTGCTTCAAACATTATTGATCCTGCAGATGAGGATTTTTGGAAGAATGTTAAATTGATCAAACCGGATAATGATGAATTCTGGGAAAAGATTTCTCTCCGTTGTGGTAATGAACCATTATTCTTGAATCCAAAACAGGATCCTTTTGACTTAATTAAAGTTAAGGCCATTGAAGCTGGAGGATTTTCTCTAGTAGCAAAAAGCTGGGAAGATGCTGTAAACATGGCAAGACCCCCAAAGTTTTATTTAGATAAAACAGTTGAAACAGTGGCAACAAGAACTCAAGCTAAGAAACTTAGAAATAAGGCATTGTCTCAACTTGATCTTCTTTATAATAAAAATGTCAGCAAACTACTTTATGTATGTAAAGTTGTGGATGCATACAGTACACAATACAAAAAGTCTACTCCTAATGATGTCTTGTACGAGAACATGGATGAGTACATCAATGGTAAAGGAATAGAGAAAAATGAATTACGTGCTGCTGAGTCTTTCTTAAAAGCTGTAGACATGGACATGGAAACATTGAAACTTAAGTCATTAGTAAAAGATGCAAGTTTCTTTAAGTTCATTGCTCCAAAAGCAGATGGTATGATTTATCATATGGTCACTTCTACAATGCTAGGACGTAATGCATCAGAGGTTGTTGAATACCTTAAGAATCCATTGAATGAAACAATTCTAGTAGAAATGTTGAATTCTGTAGAGGCTTATTGGAATGAATAATGTATATTATAGTAAGTACTAAATATTTATACCATGGCATCAAAGAATGAAAATGTAACAGCTTCTAAAAGAGCTACAGGAAGAGTTGGTGGAACTAACGCTCCAGTATATGCTGCTAAATCAGCTACTCCTAACAAAAGTATCAATCAAGGATCTAATATCCCTGAGAGAGCACTGGGAAGAAAAAAAAGATAATATGAAACACACGGGCTCTGTTTGGTTACATCCCGTGTACTTCATTTAACAAAAAATTATTACAATGGCTATTAAGAAAACAGTAAGTAAAACTGCTAGTAAAGCTCCGGCTAAAAAAACTATTGGTATTTCAATTTCTGCTGCTCCTAAGATGGAGAGAAAATGGGAAATTGAATCAGCATTAAATACTTTGAAGAGAGCAGATGAAATCCGCAAAGATACAAAAATGATGAATGATGTTAAAAAACTAGCACAGGATCAAATGAATGTGCTTAGCACATTTACTAAGAAGTGATGGCAAAAGAAATGTTAAAGCGTAAAGATGGTAGTACATCCCAAAGAGGTCTTTGGGATAATATCCGTGCGGCAAAAGGTTCTGGTAAGAAACCTACTAAAGAAATGCTTAAGCAAGAGAAGAAAATTAAAGCTACTACTAAAAAGAAATAGTCATGGCAACATCTAGTAAAAACACAAAGAAGTCAGAGTGTGGAGAAAAGGTTAAAAAATCTTTTCAAGCAGGAATGAATATAGGGCGTAACATGAAAAAACCTAATTCTAAAAAGAAAAAGTAATGGCAAAGACAGCAGCTTGGACTAGAAAAGAAGGAAAGAATCCTAAAGGGGGTCTTAACGCTAAGGGTGTTGCTTCATATAGAAGAGAAAACCCGGGTTCTAAATTACAGACAGCTGTAACAACAAAGCCGTCTAAACTAGATCCAGATAGTAAAGATGCAAAGAGACGTAAATCTTTTTGTGCTAGAATGTCAGGAGTTAAGGGGCCAATGAAAGATGAAAAAGGAAGACCAACTAGAAAGGCTCTTTCTTTAAAGAAATGGAATTGTTAATTTAAGTATTGTACTATGGCTAGATGTATGAAGTGTGGCGGAATGTATAAAGCCGGTGGAGCCACAAAAGGAATGGGATTTAAAGCTGCTCAAAAAGGTATTGCTAAGAAATCCGGAGTAAGTATGGAAGCTGCTGGAGCTATCTTAGCTTCATCAAGCCGTAAAGCTTCTCCTGCTGCTAAAAAGGCAAATCCAAACTTGAAGAAAGTAAAAGGTAAAGCTAAATAAAGATGAACAATATTACTATACAACTTAAAGTAAAGGAGAGACTTAACAAGCTTGACAGTAACGACTATGACAACATAGAAGCCTGGCAAATTGTTGAAGCCTTTAATAAGGGTGCGGTTGATTGGACGCGTAGACAGTTGCATGGTACCAATCAAAAACAAACTGGTGATGAACAATCTAAAAGAAGAATTGATGACCTCAATATCTTATTAAAAGAAATCCCGGTTACATTCACTGAAAAAGATCTATACTTTACAGCACCACTACCAGAAGATTATATGGAGTGGAAAAGAGTTGCCGCTAAAGCTGCAAATGATTGCTGTAATAATAAAATACGCTTGGTAATTTATCTAGCTGAAGAAGCTAACGTAGATGAATTACTAAGAGATAAAAACAAAAAACCTAATTTTGAGTGGGGAGAAACTTTCTGTACTCTTAAAGGAGGTAAGGTAAGAATATATACCAACAACATATTCACTGTAGAAGATGTTAGATTGTCTTATTATAAGCAACCTAGAAGAATCCAGATCATTGGTGTTGTAGATCCTTATACAAATTTAGTATCTACTGTTGAAGTAGAATCAGAATTCAAGGATGATATTGTAGAACTTATTGTAGATGAGACTGTAAAAATATTAGCTGGAGACATAGAATCAGTGAATCAAATGCAGATTTCAGAAAACTCAGTAGAATTAAATAACTAGAAATAATGCAACAAGCAAGAATGTTAAAAAGAGATGCACCAGCATCTAATAACGCAAGTTACTCAGCCCCTGCTGGAAACACTGTAGACTCAATGACCTCAGCATGTGTGTCAGAACTAATGAATGCTGCTACGGCATTTCATAAACTTCATCTTAAAGTAACTGGCGCAGGTTCCTATGCTGCACACAAAGCTTTAAATGATTTGTATGATGCATTACCTGGTCATGCTGATGATTTAGCTGAAGGTTTTCAAGGAGCTTCTGAGAAGTTACTTTCTTATACTGAAGTAGCACCTAAAAAGTTAGACTCTGTTGATCAAGGGGTAACTTACTTAAGAGAAATGTATGATATGGTATGCGGCCTACAAGCTAAAATGCCTTATTCAGAAATTGTAAATTCTTTGGACACACTCAAGGACACAATCAATTCTGCAAAGTACAAACTAATTTTCTTAAAATAATTTGGATATTAGGATTCAATTTCCTATATTATACATATATGTTTATAAATTAAATTAAAAAACAATGGCTTATTTTAATCATGCTTTTAAAAAGACTTTCCTGGGGACAGGAAATCCTATTGACGCACAAGAC